CTAAACTTCTGTTTATAATCAAATACAATCTGATTATCCATCTCTTTAATCTTATCATCGGTAAAATTAAATACGTTTCTGTAAATCCACTCTGTAGAAACAATACCATCCTGTAACATTGAAGATGCTAATTGTGTCTTGCTACTCCACAACTCAACCTTTTCAGTTTCGTATATCGTAGACGGATTTGTAAGATTCAATTCAAAATTAACTAAGTCTGCATCTTGATAACCTTGTGCATACAAGTGAACAATAGCTATTTTAGTCAACTCTGATATCGTGATTCTTTGTATTCTTTCGATAGTTCTAGCAAACCTTACGTCTTCTGCTGCAAGTGTTGCTTTACTACCAAGTGATTCTTCATATCCAAGAAATGCTTTAGGAACACGAAGTGCTGCTAAGAGTTTATTCTTTAGATAATCTATATCTTCTACTGCTTCATAAGATAAACCAGGAAGTGATTCGATTCTTGTTCCACTATCTCCACCACGAACTGGCAAGAAGAAATCTTCAGTAATATTCTGCATATTATATTTTAGATTATATTCACCAGTTGCTTGGTCGATGATAGGTGTTTTCTTCATCTTGTTTAAAATCTTTTGCATATAGTTATCAACTTCTGCAGGTGGAATGTTTCCAATGTCTATTTGGAAAACTCTCTTTTCAGGTGCTCTCATAATACGATGTATCATCATAGCATCTTCCATAAGTGATAACTGTTTCCAAGTCTTTCTTCCCTGTTCAATCATTGACTTACCATATGGAAGAAAGTTTGAATCTGAAAGTAATCTGAAGTGTGCTACCTCAAAATTTTCTAATTCTGATTGGTGTGGTTTTGCAGCACTATATGATGTGTTCTCACTTGTTCCTTGTTCTAAGACAAACTTAACATAGTGTGGATTTTCTGCATCTAATCCCTCTACTCTTGCTATGTCATATGCTGAAAGTGGTGCTACGTTTGTGATACCATACTTTTCGTTGATTTCTAAATGTAAAAAGAAATCACCATACTTACACATATTACGAACCCACGGCCACAAGTTAAACTCTATATTCAATATATCATAAAACAAGTTATGTAATATTGCTTTTATATTCTCATTTTCTGTTTGTATTTCTAAGACACTACCATATTCGGATTTCATTGTCGATTCATCAGCGTAGATATCTAGTGCTGAAGAAACGATACCATCATTATCCATTGATTCGTAATCTTTGAATAATCCTAACCTCAATGATTTCTTATGAACTGCATCTGTAGTTGCACTAGCTCCGTAACCAGAATATAATTTTGTGAATCTATCAATAAGATTGCTCTTCGCTATATGCTGAACTTTATCTGTGTCAGCTATCTTTAGTTTCTTACCACCAACATTCCTAACAATTACATTGTTTGAGAATAGTCGTTGTAATCTTCCAAATAATGATTTATCAGCCATCATTTACCTCTTTTTAATTAAGTAGCCACTCTAAGGACTCTTTTTGTTTGTTTGGGCCTCCACCATGTTCCCATACCCAAGAATCGTTTTTATTTTCTTCAGGAGAATAAACACCCTCATGTGCATTTATATTGGATAATGTTTTTCTTGATAACTCAATACCCTCTGCTCTTAATCGTAGAGCAGTTTCTCTTATCCACAATCCCATAGCAAAAGACATTACCAAGTCATCATTGTAACCTCTCATTGCTTCTGCTTTTTGTCCATTGTATATAAATACAAACAGTTCGTCAATTAATCTATGTGATTGAACCTCAACTGCTTTTTCTCTAAAAAATTCTTCTAATTTTGCTATAACCAATGGTCTCGTTTTCATCGACATTGTAAAACCAGGCACCATTTGTTTTTCTTCTCTATTGTGCCTGTTATGAACCTGTCTCTGAGTATCAACATACTTTAAATCTTTTGATGTGTAGAATAAGTTCTGATAATCTCTGTCTATTATCTGTTGGATTGCTGCCCAACCAATATTGTTATTCTCCACAACGAGTAATGCTTCATTATACTCTTGAGCTACGTTCACTAACATATTACCATAGTCTCTTGTAGATAATCTACCTTTGTATTCTGCTACCTGTTTACAACTTTCCAAATCTATAACGTGAAAAGCAGAATAGTCTGTAGAGTCTCCTCTACTAACGTCAGCACATACTATATAATCTTTTGTATAATCTGCTGGCTCCCAAATCCACAAGTTACTATCAATACCACGTTTTTCGATAGGTTCTACACACGTGGTATTTTTCATTTCTTCTAAAATAACACCATCAATAACATTTTGTCCTGAAGTGATAAAGTCACAATCACATTCTTGAGCAGCTAACGCTGGTCCTAATAATCTGTCTTGTTCATCTCTCCACTCTTGTCCTCTCTCAGGATGAACAGTCCAATGAAGTTTTATAAAGTTAAAATCATTTAACCCATCTTCTGAGTCACTCCATGTTTTATGAAACCAATTACCAACACCATTCGGTGTAGATAATGCTATACATTGACCACCAGTTGATAATGTCTGTGATGCAGCTGCCCATATCACATCAATCTTATCAATAAACGCTGCCTCATCAAGTATCAATAAAGACAGAGCTTCAGAACGACCACTATCTTCACCACTTGATACAGCTTTTATTTGAGAACCATTTTTATAACTCAAGCTTAGCTTGTTATCTTCAACACAAGGTTGCTTTAACCAACTTGGTAGGTTTGCGTGCATCACACGAACCTTTGTTACCAAGTTTTTTGCAGTATCTTGTTTAGTTGCAATCACCAAAACGTTTTTGTCTTGATGAAACGTCATCAACCATAAAGAATATCCAGCAGTTAAGGTACTAATACCCAACTGTCGTGCTTTCAAGATTACATTAAGTTTGTTCTGTGAAAACTCTTCTAAAGTTTTCTCTTGAAAGTCATAAAGAGCGAATGGTATCTTACCCTTAATTGGGTGCTGAATAAACGAATACTTCTTTAGGAAGTAAATCGGATCAGCCGCACACCTTAAATATTCTTTCTTTATAATCTCTTTATAGTTCTTATCCATTAACTTAACTTTGGATTACGTATCAGTACGTATACTGCCTTTGCATTACAAGCCACTTCTTTTAGTGAAAAATCATACTGAACTCCCTTTGTCAAGTGTGCAAGATCTACTATTCCACCACCTGATAACTTAGCGTGTCCAGTTGTTGATGCTTCACCTACAATAAGTGCTCCTGCTCCATAATTAGAAGCTGTGAAACTACCTGTTGCATTGTTAATTACTTGCAAACTCTTGTATTTTCCAGGGTGTCCAAATCTTTGAAAATTGTCGTAATCACTTGGATGCTGATTAATAGATGAACTTGGTTGATAATTAGTTGCCATATTTCTCTCCTATCGACTACCAGCCCTTTTAAGACCAGCAGATTTTAATAATTCGTTAAATGTTACTGAAGATTTAACCCCACCTAACTGTAAAGAATCAAATTCGTTTACTTTTAAAAATTTATCTATCACAAATTCAAAAATAATCATTGCTTCTTCAAACCTTTCACTATCTTCGTCTAAATCCTCTATATCAGACAGATACACCTCTGCTAATTTTTTCATATCGTGTAAAACAGCGTGTATCTCATTACAGGTAGAGCCAGGAACAAGATAATAATCATTCTTTTTAAAGTAAAGGTTCTTCATATATATAAATAGTTATTCTATTTCTTTTAGTGTTTTTCTAATAAATTTCTCAGCCTTATCAGCCATTTCTTTTACTTGTTCTTGACTTTGTGTCCATTTTTCCTTTTCCATCTCCATATCCTTAACACCAACTTGTTCTTGAAACTCTATCTTAGTATTTCTCCACTCTTCTAAATCTACCAACAAGTCTTTAAGATATGCTTTTTGATTTCTTTTTAATTTACCGTTTTCCCACTCTTCATATTCACCTTTAATACGAAGTTGGTTTTCAAAATCAATCTGACAATCAAAACAATGATTATACAGTAACCACATCTTATTATCTAAACGTTTCTTCATTGTCTTTTTACAAGCTGGACAAAACCAGGGCATCCTAGCATCTTTCATGATATCAGATAGTCTATCTACCTTATCACCGTGCTTTATTTCTTTGTCACCCTCATAACCAACCATAACTCTTTTTTCAGGTGTTTGACCACTAATCAAATCACCAAGAACTTTGTTTTGTCTTTCATTGTCTCTACTATAACCTGCCATTATAACTCCTAAAACTTTAATGCACCTATAATTTGATTTACAGGCGCAAATGCTCCTGTAAACTTATACATATTACCTTTATATTTGAATACCAAACCCTCCGATGGAACAATTGCTGATGTTCCACCTATAGAATTGATTTTATTTAAATTTTTCTTCAATAAATCTATTTTTTTAATGTCTTTTGATGTTTTCAAACCAGATATTGCTGATTTCAAGTCTTTTTTAATCTTTTGAACTGCTTTTTTGGGATTAACTGCCAAAAATCCTTCTAAATTCTTCAATATCTCTGCACCTAACTCTAAAAACAACAATTCAAGTGGTTTTATGTTGTCATAAGACAACTTCTTATGGTCAAACTTATCAACACCCTTAGCCCAACCTAAAAACTTCTCATGTTTAATACTTTTTTTGTCTAATCTGAACGACTTGTTCAAATAAGCCCACCTTTTTACTAATGATTCTAAAACATTTCTTGGAATCTTATACTTGTGTTGCTTTGCACCATTAAAAATGTATTCTCTCCAATACATCTCATTGTGCATACCTAAAGTATCATTATCCTTCAGTTTATAAATAGTCTGTAACTTTCTCAACTTCGATAAAAAATATTTTTTCTTTTTAGAGAAGTCTTGAACTTTGGGTAAGTTTAAAACCACTGGTTTAGATACCTTAAATCTCTTTTGAATATTAGCGTTTGCTTGTCTAATCATTCCCTCTAACATTCTTGCACTATCTGTTACTTGACTTTTTACAGTTCCATCTTCGTGAACCTCTACACTACCATGAAAGAATAGTTCAGATACATCATAATCTATTACATTTGCTGTAGCAGGATACATAATCTCTAAGTTCATCCATTTACTACCATTACCAAATACCTTTTCTTTTTGTTTATCTGATAATTTACCTATTGCATTCTCTAAATCTTTCATAGAACCAACAAATGCCTTTTCTATATCACCTCTACCACTAAATACACTTTTCATACCAGCTACATTCAATGAGGTTTTACCAAACATCTTTAGATGTCCTTTATTACGAGCTCCTCTTAACTCTCCATCTACATAACTTATCATTAAGTTTTGTCCGTCAAGTTTCTCTGTAACATTATCTTCACGACTCAGTTTTCCCTCTAAACTCATATTGATGATGTTTTTGAAATCACCGAATGTTAAATGGTTGTCATCGAAAGGATGACTCATGTGACCTGCTGCTCCACCCATAAGTAATAACTCCTTTTTTTGTGGATTTAAATCTAATTCTTGTGTCCACCAATCTGGTGAAAACAATTTTGATTCATTTTTTCTAATACTTCTATTTGTTTTTTGATGAATTCTTTTCATCTTTTTTCTTTGTGCTAAACTTGTAGGTATCCAATCTGGACCAAATGTATACTTGTTAGACTCATTTTTCTTTTTGGTTTTCTTTTTCATCTTATTGATGAATGCACGATAGACTGCAGCTTGAGATGCTTTACCCATTTCTTTTGCTCGTTGTTCCATAGCAACTGCTGCTTGTATTTTGTGAGCGTGTGATTTACCGCTACCATTTATTTTACTTACCGATGCTTTAGCATCTGCTACTGTAGCAAACTTTAATCCTTTGATTGTTCCTTTTGGATTCTCATCTGTATATAAATCTGAATGTGATTTAGAACCACGATGTTGTCCTTTTTTTCTTGGAACTCTTGGTGCTTCATTCATTTCTGTTTTAGATTTTGACTGAGCATTGATAGCACTACCATGTGTTGCTCCTGGCACTACTAAAACTTTCTTACCTTGTTTTTTCTTCTCTTCCATTTTACGAGACATATTATCTCGTCTCAACTGATTCCAAGCTAACTGAGCTTTACCTAATGTAGTTGAACCAGCTTTACCTGTATCTTCAGGAAAACTTTGATTGAATAGTTGTTCTACATCTTCCTTACTTGGTGGAAACTTACCGTTATACCCATTATCTTTTAGATATTGCTTACCTTCATCTGTTAGATACTTAGCTTCTTTAGGGTTATCACCTTGTCCTACTAAAAATGCATACATAGCACCTGTCATTTGTGATGGTGTAGCTTTCATCTTTTCGGCTAAGTCCTTATAGATTGGTGCATCTTGATTAGTGTGTTTGTTATATTTACCATCCCAAGTATCAACACTACCACCTGCCTTTTCAACCATCTTAGCGATGAGTTCTTGTTCTGTGCCCTCGTGGTAGTTATGTCCATCACCCAATCCACCTTCAGGTAAAAACTCTACATTTTCTGCTCCGTGCTTTTTTATAAAATCTTGAACCATTGGAACTACGTGTTTCTTTACAAACTCACCAGCCTTTGGGTCATCATCACTCATATGAGGTGTTCCAATAACCATACTATCATCGGTTTCGGTTACGTATTGATCTTTGTGAACTTTTGATGAATAACCTACTTCATTATCACCTAAATACAGATTACCGTGTGGGTCTTTACCAAAACTTTTGATTGTATCCATTCTTTTTTTAGATGAGACACTATCTGTCTTTTTTACTAAATCTTGTGTGTTTGGATTATGTTTTACAGCGATGTATCTATTTCCTGATTGTTTATTTTTTACTATTACATTTTCTAATTTAATCAACAAATTTACATAACTATCAAAATTTAATTCTTCTGATAAACTCTTTTGATATTTTTGTGCTGCTTTGTTACCTTTATTCTTTGCTACCCACCTAACTGCACTTTGTTTAGACACCATCTTTTTTCTACCACGTGGATTTGGATTCTTTACAGTATCGGGCATTTTAGTCTTTTGTGGTTCTTTCTTTTTCTTTGCTTCCTTTTTCTTTTTAAATGCACGTATCGCACCAAATCCCAATCCTGCAGCCATCGTCCCAACATTACCTAATATCTTTGTGTAGGGTGCCGTCA